CGGGATTTTTCACTTCCAAGGTTTATGTGCTTGGAGGTGCCCAGGACCGTACATATCACAAAGAAATATTGCCTGGAGTTCTTTGGCAAGACTACGACGGGAAAATTTCTCCCGTTCCTGTAGAATCGCTAAATGTTTCTCCGCTCGGCGCTCTTAGTCCGTCAGAAATGACGTCTCTAATTGCTGCCGGGACTACGGCAATTGCTCGATGTATCCCGACGAATCCTGTATCCGGACTTGCCAATTTTCTTGGCGAGTTGAAGCGCGATGGTTTACCCAAAGCGCCCGGGAAATCATTGATCTCGTCCCTTGAGCAGGGCCACGCCATAAGAAAGCATGGTTCTGAATATCTCAATTACGAGTTTGCAATGGTTCCCACCTACAATGACCTTAAGAGTTTTGCTCATGTTGTAAGGAATTACGACAAAATTCTGTCGCAATATGAGCGTGACTCTGGTAAAGGCATTCGTAGGCGATACAGTTTCCCGTCTATTGTTACCACGGAGACTGCAACGCAGTCTGGCAATCCTCACGGAGGGCCATCGTGGTTTAATAGTGGTACCTTAACAACGCAGACAGTGAAAACTGTCGAACGTTGGTTCTCTGGCGAGTTCACCTACTACCTAGAACTTGGGCAGTCGGATAGAGACAAAAGAGTCTTGCTTACCCAGGAAGCTAATAAACTTCTTGGTACAAGGCTTAATGTCGACCTCGTCTGGAACTTGGCACCATGGAGCTGGGCAGCTGATTGGGTTACAAATGTCGGAGACGTGTTTCATAACGTCTCTGCATTCCAGTCAGACGGCCTAGTGATGAGATATGGGTACATAATGGAAACTACTACCATTGAACGTACCTTTACACTCGACAGCTACAGTTTACAAACTGGAGTATCGGGTTCTCTCGCTCCGTTAACCTTACGCCTTGTGCAACAGCGCAAGGTCAGGGTTCCGGCATCACCTTTTGGATTCGGGCTTACTCTCTCGGCTTTGTCACCGAGGCAGATAGCCATCATCGCAGCTCTGGGCATATCCCGGAATACTGCAGGGGCAAAGTAGAGCCCCAACCGGGATCTAGGAAACTCCTAGGTCCTTTTACTGCAAAGGTAATGTCATGGCATTTGCTGATCCTCAGACGATTCTTACTCAATCGCTTCCGCGAACGAGTTCGGGTGTCGACTCCGGCTCCTTTACAAAGGATGACGGAACTCGAAAGCTTGACGTAGCTAATAGCTACGGTAAGCGCACTCGACGTGTCATTAAGTTCACCGACACGAAGACTGCCGCAGATCCGCTAAACCCAACTACAAACAAACCGTACAGTATGTCGGTTTCGTTTGTCGTCGATGTTCCTAACTTTGGCTACACTGTAGCCGAGGCCAAGGTCATCGCTGATGGGCTTGTCGCGTATCTCACAGCAAGCTCAGGAGCTCGAGTCACCCAACTTTTGGGTGGCGAGAACTGAGAGCTTGATCATCACTCTCTCACGAGAGTCTCTCAGAGCAAGGGTGCTTCCCCGCCCTGTACTGGCTTAATAAACCAGTTGAGAGTGGAGGGCCCTCCGGTTTACCACCGGGGGGCTTCTCCAGATCAGCAGCAACACTTGCCTATGACTAAGCATTTTGCAAACTCTAGTTAGGAGCTGCAAATGAAAAGGCTAATGTTACTTATGCAGACAGTCCTGCAAGAATGCGGGACTAGATGCGGCATTAGTACCGAGTTCGATTGGAAAACAATCGAACGACGCGTTGAACACGAGGGGTTAGAGTTTTTGACTATAACCCTGCCTGACCTCTGCAAAGAGTTCGAAAGAGCTCTTGATCAGAGGCAAGCGTCACTAGCCGATTGGACCGGTTGGTCCAAAAGGGGAACAACCCCAGTTTTTCTGGGGCAGTTCTTTGACTTAGTGTTCGACCGTGATACTGGTCGCTTGGTTGAGGATGTCCTGACGGACTCTCCTCCTCTGCATCCCGAGGACACGTTTTCTGAACGTGAACTCGCATCCCTTAAGTTAAACTTTGGGGTGGGTGGGTTTGAAAAGAATTTCCCAGAATTTGGGGAATCTCATCGGGCCCAACGCCGGAATGCAATCGAAGCCATAGTGTGTGTTCGTCAGATCACACGTCTCTTCAGTAAACTGGAGGTCGAAGCGGCGAAAAACCGCGTTGACATGGCTTTTGAGGATTTCCTCAATTGTGAAAGGGATTTGGCTACCTATCTCTCCAACGGTGTTGAAGCCGAGGAGTTGGGCTTTGCCCAGATAAGTAGGCTTCTTTACGGGAAGATTTTCTTCGAGCTCTCAAAAAGAGCTGTTAGAGACCTTTCCGATTCCGAAGCATGGTCCTGGCTCGACAGCTGATCGTCTTCTTGGAAACAAGAAGTATGAACAGACTGAATGGCCAGAAAGGCTGAACGAGTGGTTTCCGTTTACGGAATACCTCTTGCCAAGCTTCATGTATACAGAGATGTATACAGACCGTTTCAAATTCCTTGAACCTGAACAAGAACGGCCCGTTAGGGTCATTCACGTTCTAAAGACGCACAAGACGCCAAGATTGATTGCTATGGAACCAACTTGCATGCAATATGCACAGCAAGCCATACAATCTATTTTGGTTGAAGCTATACTCGGGGATAGACTCCTGAGTAGCTTCATCGGATTTGATGACCAAACGCCTAATCAGCGTATGGCTCAACAAGGATCCCTTGACGGGACCCTGGCTACACTCGATTTGAGTGAAGCTTCCGACCGTGTTGTGAACCGCCACGTAATCGAGATGATGGGCCCAGGCAAACCTCTAACAGAGGCTGTCCAGGCTTGTCGCTCGACAAGGGCGGACGTACGAGGTCAGGTTATAACATTGACCAAGTTCGCGTCCATGGGTTCAGCTCTCACGTTTCCAATAGAAGCTATGGTTTTTCTAAACCTCATCTTCTTAGGAATACAGAAAGAGCTCAAGCGGCCAATGACCCTCAAAGACATTAAGTCCTTTGTTGGTCAGGTACGCGTCTACGGGGACGATATTATTGTCCCCGTGGAATTTGTGCCGTCCGTGATTGAGACACTAGAAGACTACAGTCTGAAGGTGAATTCAAACAAGTCTTTCTGGACTGGTAAGTTCAGAGAGTCATGTGGGAAGGAGTACTATAATGGCCTTGATGTTTCAATAGTCAAGGTCAGACGAGAACTCCCCACCTCACGGAAAGACACTCAGGAAATTGTCTCGGCCGTTTCTACAAGAAACCAATTCTATGAATTGGGATATTGGAGAACTGCTAGGCTGCTCGACGAATGGATAGAACGCTTGATACCGTTCCCATACGTTGAGAAGACAAGTCCTGTGTTGGGCAAGTGGAGCGTTGTTTGTCCTTATCAAGCAGACAAACTCCACGCACATTTACAGTCGCCATTAGTCTATGGCGCTGTAGTGCACTCCAAAGATCGTCACATAAAAACTGACGATATTTGGGCCCTGCTCAAGTGGTTCTTGAAGAGAGGGGATGAACCCTTTTTCAACGAGAATCACCTTGAAGTGTCAGGTCGACCAATCGAAACCTACATCAAAATTCGATGGGCTTCGCCGTTCTAACACAGAGCGGCTAAGCGGGCGTCCTCAGATTTATCTGAGGGCGGTAGATCGTAAGATCTACAGTGGAG